TCTGGATTGAACGGATACTTCTGCTCTGAGTTGAAGTCCCAGCCTTCAGACAGGACACTACGTGTCACTTCATCCAAGATGGATACTGCGCTGTAGATCTCTGGGTTGTCGTTATCAATAGTGTTTACTGCTGACGAACCGATGTAAGACAACATCTGATTGACAGCATCAAGCTTGGTTGTCATGTGCTTATGTAGGTATGGCCCGGTCTGGGGCCAAGATAAAAAAAAGGGGGCAGCCGAAGCCACCCCCTTAGGATCAGGCCAGGTTACGCAGAGCGCCTGCAACGGACACGCGGACAGAGCCCACGCCCATGGCGAGACGGCCGACGATCATCGAGCCTTGGTATTGAACGTTGAAGTCACCGCTGGTGGTCTGCACGCTGGGGCCGATGGCCTCGACGGTAGCAGCAGCATCACGGTGGAAGATCAGGCCACAGCTGTTGGGGAAGTCCGTGTTAGTACCGTAATCGTTACGCTCGTTGGTAGCGTCACGGGCCTCGATAGCGGAACCAGTGCCGGTACCATACTTGCCGAGGAACGGAATGTTGTTGGACTTGTAGATCTTGATACCGGCGATCTCATAGAGACCTTCGCCAGAGTTCAAGCTACCCTGAGTTGTGGTACCGATATCCTTATTCAGGATGTTGGTGTCCACGCTGGAGATCAGGCTGTAGTACTGACGCGGGGACAGTACGGCACAGCGACCTTCCTGAGGAGCAGAACGCTCATCGAGCACAGCAGCGGCCTCGAAGAAGCCGTCCACGAGAGCCTGTGCGTTGTACTCGTTACCCACACCGATGTTGACTTGGAAGCCACCAGGCTCGCCAGTCACAGCAGCGGACTCAGCAGAAGCCAGGTCCAGGGTACGGAACACACGACGATCGTAGTGTTGTGCCAGTTGATAGCCAATCTGACGGCTGATGGGGCCGCGCAGATCGAAGTGGCTGAGCACTTCATCCAGGTCATACAGGAACGCACTGGCCACCAGGAGCTGGTCCATGGTGATCGTGGTCTCTGCCACTGGGGGCTCACCCGCAGTACCCAGGATGGGGGTACCAGGAGTGTGGTAGCCAGAGCTCATGGCTCCGGTGTGAATGAACTGAGATTCCTTCTGACCGCGCAGGGTGCGGTTCATCACCAGACCCTTGGAGATCAGGTTGTTACGGAATGACTCATAGACTTCGCCGCTGAACAGCTTCAGGTACAGGGCGCGCTCGTCACCGGCACCGTTTACCTGGCCAGGACGTGTAAGATTGACATCAGTCATTGGTCTAATTAAAGAAGACAGGGTTTACGTTTAATAAGCCTTGTCCCTAGGGGTCACTATTTGGAAACGTTTCGTTGGTCAGTCAAAGTATTCAGTTGTGATGAAATACCTTTCATTGAGGGTGTCCTCTCGGGCCTCTTGCAAGGGCCAGTTTTTAACGAGCATAGCGGCTCAATGCACAGTCAGGGAATCGAACCCTGAATGCGACCCACCAGGTCTGCGCGGGAAACCCCCAGGTTTGGGGGTGTTGTACTAGCTTAGATCAAGTCACCAGACCTTGCTAGCTTTGCTTCTACATCCATGCGGTACGCTGGATCCTCGTGGTAGCGTGGATCACGGATAGCTGCTGCCAGTTCAGCGTGCGAGCGGAAGCCCGGTTGAGGTGCTGGCGCACGTCCTCCAGAATACCGCTTGCCTTGGCTGCCATTAGCTTCAGCGTACTTGGCTGCGAGACCTTGTGCTGCCCAGTAGGCGGCGTCAAGGTTACCACTGTTGACGACGGAATCGTATGCTCCAATCTCTTGTGCGGATAGATTCTCAGCAGCCCAGGCAACCATCTCACCGTAAGCTTTCTGACCGCCTACGGATTGGTAGATGCGCTGAACCTCGGCGTTACTCACCTGAGCTTGTTCAGCTTGACCACGGGTCTCTGAGATGTACTTGGCCCAGGTCTCAACGAGAGTGCGGGAGTCCAGCTCCGACAGAGCGTCAAGAGTCTCAGGGGTGATTGCTCCCCCTTCATCGAACTCCTGGGCAGCCTTCTCCAGGCCACGACGAACTAGATCCTGAGGTACTTCCTCCTCTTCAGCCTGCTCTTCAGCGGGCTCAACGGGGGCTTCCTCTTCTGGCTCAGCGTTCTTTTCACCGAGCTTCTTCTCTAGTTCCTTGTAGGCACGCTCAAGCTCTTCAGCTGACTTGTACTTACCGGCGTACCGGGTCTCAGCTTCATTAGCCTCGCGACCTTCTTCATACCTACGCTTCGCAATACGCTCTTCCTCTTGGGAAAGGCGCTCACCTTCAGCGAGTGCTCTGGCTTCAGACTCCTTGACAGCCTGGTCGTCTTCAGCCGGATCGTAAAATGTGGTGGTGTTTGACATAATCAGTGTGATACGGTGCGGACGCCGCCGAAGGTTGGCTTAACCTTCTCGGCTGGCCTGTACTTACGTTGTTTAGGGGAGAGCACTTCAGGCTCTTTCACTTCCTTAGCTTCAGGCTCGGGAAGATTAACCGGCGGCTCCACCTTGAGGGGTGCTACCGGCTTCTTGCGTGGGGTTGCCATTGGGTATCTGTTCTAGTATTCCAGGGTTCTTAGAGGGGTCCATAACGGGGCTGCCTGCAATCTGTCCAGCTTGATCCATCAGGGACTGCTGCTGTGCTGCTTGCTGGGCTGCCTGCTGCTCCTGCTGACGCTCCTGTGCAGTCTTGATCAGGTTGAGCTGATCGATACCTGCGGAGGTAGCAAGGCGCTTGGTGAACTCTTCGAGGTTAACAAAGGTTGGGATCTTGTCAGGACCAATGGTCTGGCCTAGGGTCTGGATGAATCCAGTCAGGGCCTGCAGGTCTTGTCCACGTCCGACACCGGACAGGCCGGCTACGACAGTGGGGAACACGAGATCCTTGGGCAGCTTCGGTAGCTCCTTCTTACGTTGGAGGTCCGAGAGCTTACGGTTAAGGTAAGGGGTAAGCAGCTCAATGGTGAGGCTGCTGTAGATACCACCCAGCTGCTCATCCAGCTCAGACTTAGTGGAGCGGATCTCTTCTGCGGTAGTCCGCTCAGAGTCACGCACGTTCAGGCTGAGGAAGGCATCACTGAGTCGCTGCGTGAGCATGTTGATCATGTCATACGCAGTCTTAAAGTCAGCTGTCTTACCGACCTGCACCACACCGACTTCATCAGGACGACCCTGAATCACGGTGCCGTTGTGTGCTTCGGCCAGCTGCTTGGGTTTGGTTGTAGAGCTAGGGCTCACGAGGAAGACGACCTTGGCTGCAGCACTGCTGCCCTCCACGATCGACTGCATCAAGCTATCAAGGGAGCGGAGATCACCAAGGAACTCCTCGACCCGACCACGCCCATAGCTCTCACCGTCTACCATCTGGAACCGAAGGGGGATCCAGGGTGTGCTGTTCTTAGGAGCACTGCTCTCGGTATTGGGTAGCGGCTTACCGTCCACCTCTTGGTACCAGGACCAGCGTCCGTTCTCTAGGGTCACCCACGTGTACAGGGCTGCCTCGTCTAGGTCAGGGTTGATGACTAGATCACCTGTGACGTTACCGCCACCCCCTTCACCCACATGATTGCCCGGCATCATGTCGCCGCCAGATTGAAACTCATCGGGCAGCTGATCACGGGGCACAGCTTCCAGTGTAACGATCTCGATCACGTTACCATCGCCATCCCGATTCACTACGTACCGGTCAAGCGGGTACATCTTAAGACCCTTGTTGCCCATGAATAGCAGGGCGTTACCGGCAGTCACGAGATGACGCATGGCCTGTGAGATGATCACACGGTCAGCTGTCTCTGCGATGTTCTGCATGACCACACGCTCCATCTTGGAGAGCACCGTGTCGATCTCAGAACGAGCCTTCATGTCCAGATCAGGATCCTTGGCCAGTTGGCCGTCGTTGATCTGTAGCTTGAAGAAGGTTTGGTTGATTGGGAACAGGGCCAGCATCAGTTTGCTAGCCATTACGTTCACGCCTTTGGCGCCCACGGATTGCCACGGGGTGGGGAGGTAAGTCCCGTTAGAGTGGCCTGAAGGGGGCATTAGGTAGGGAAGCGTTAGCTTCGCGCAGTCACGGGCGATGTCCAGAAACTGTTGGCGTGTAGAGCTGAGTCGGACGTACCTTTGCTCAGCTGTTAGTCTCTCTTTACGATCGTCCATTCATCACACTCCGATGGATAGGCCACCCTGGGTGGTCACATCGTCAGGAGTAGCAATGCCAGTGACACCTGTAGCATCAGCAATAGCAAGACCTGTCTCGTTTGTTGTGTCAAGAACTTCCTCCGTTCCTGTACCGTTTACTTCAGGAACCGATGTTGCTGAGTCGACTGCTCCTGTCTCGAACTCACCACGGATGATGTCGGTAGGCTCAGCTTCGCCAGCTTGCTCATCAAGACCACCAGCGATTTCTTCCATGATGCCACCCATGGAAGCTTCCATATCTCCTAGGACTTGATCCATAGTTGATGCAAAGTCAGCTGCCCAAGCATTCTGCTGTTCTGCCATCTCATTGAAGAATGACTCGAAGTCAATGGCGTATGGGTCCTCTACGGATTCCGGTTCGATAGCAGTACTAGTTAGGTTGTCGCCACCTGCGATACCAAAGGCCTCATCAAACATGTTACCGTAGATGTTGGGGCCACCGCCACCACCACCCTTCCTGTCGTACAGGACACCGCCGTTGGTTGTGTACCTGGCTGTTTGATTCTTGCCAGGTGCTTTACCGGTAAGTGCAGCAGACGCTGCGGATTGCTTACCGCGTACCTTGTTAACTACATCGGACCCTAAGGCCTGATTAAGGAAAGCGGTATCCTTCTTCTGCTGAACCAAGTTGGCAGCGCCAGACTCGATACCTAGACCTGACTTGTTAGCCCTGTTGATTACCTTGTCTACACTAGATCCTGTAGACTTAGCTATCTGCTTTGCTTCCTTTCTCGAAAGCGTAGAGCCTGCAGACTTAAGTTCTCTGCGTACTCCTCGATTTTTTCTTGCCATTAGCCTG